CGTTTACCTCGTTAATGATAGCTGAGTTAGTAGGTGCAAAAAATGTCCTATTCCTTACAAAAAAGAAAGCAATAGGAAGTATTCAAAGCGACTACGAAGCCATGAAGCCAGGCTATGAAATGACCATAATCAACGACGAATCAATGCACACGATTGACGGCACTTTTGATTTAGTGATACATGATGAGCATCACCGCTTTGGATCATTCCCGAAGCCAAGCAAGGGAGCGAAACTATTCAAAGAAAAATACACACATTTACCAATGATTTTTTTAAGCGGCACGCCTCACCCCGAATCGTACTCACAAATATTTCATCAATTTTGGGTATCTAAATACACGCCATTTGCACAGACGAACTTTTATAAATGGGCGCGAGAGTACGTGAATGTAAAACAAAGGAAGTTAGCACACGGATTAGTTAATGATTACAGTAAATGCAACTACGATCTAATTAAACCGATAATTGAGCCGTATATGATTACGTTCACGCAAAAGGAAGCTGGTTTCACCTCACAGATAGATGAGCAAATATTGACGTGCAAAATGAATCCGATAACGTACAGCCTTTGTGAGCGACTAAAAAAAGATTTAGTAATCCAAGGAAAGCACAATAGTATAGTAGCCGATACAGCCGTGAAACTTATGCAGAAGCTGCACCAACTATACAGCGGAACGATTAAATTTGAGGACGGTGATAGCATGGTGACAGACCATGCAAAAGCTGACTTTATACACGAAACGTTCAAAGGTAAAAAGATCGGGATTTTTTATAAATTTGTTGCAGAGTTACAAGCGTTGAAGGACGTGTTTGGAGATAATTTAACGACTGACCTTGACGAGTTTAATACTACCGATAAAAATATAGCCTTGCAAATTGTATCGGGTAGGGAAGGGATTAGCCTAAAAAATGCAGATTATTTAGTATTTTACAATATTGACTTTTCCGCTACGTCCTACTGGCAAGGGCGTGACCGGATGACAACGAAAGACCGTTTAAAGAATAAGATATATTGGATCTTTTCAGAGGGCGGAATCGAGCAGAAGATATACAGACAAGTAACCAAAAAGAAAACATTTACTTCATCAATTTTTAAGAAAGAGTATGGCGTCCACTTTCCAGAACAAAATAAAAAAGCAAATGGAGCAAAAAGGATATAAGGTTGTGAGCGTTATAAAGCTGTCACAGAATGGTTTCCCTGACTTACTTTGTATGAAAGACGGTAGAAGCGTATGGATTGAATGTAAGGAGCGCAACGACACGCTAAAGCCTTTGCAGAAGTACAGGATTGACGAGTTGAGAAAGAACGGATTTGAAGCGTACTGTCTACAAGAAACAAAAGGACAGATATACCCATGACCACTCATCCACCTACACAACCGTTCAACACAATAGTAAATAGATTACGGAGTAAGTGCCGTATCTTTACAGAAAACAAAATGACATGAAAGAACAATACACAGACTGCGAGAACTGCGAAGGAACTGGACGCGTTGAGATACTAGGCGAATGCGACAACCCAGCTTCGATGTGCTGCGGCGGTTGCTCTAGTTACAGCGAGTGCGACGAATGCAACGGAACAGGAGAAGTAGACAACCCAGAATTTTACGAACTTTAAAAACCAAAAAACATGAGTGAAAAAACAAACATTTACAAGTCATTAGCGGCGTTCCAACAGGAATGCCCAACGATACACAAAGGAACTAAAGGCTATGGATATACATACGCAGACCTTCCAGCTATCTTTGAAGTGATTAATCCGCTACTTGCAAAGCACAATTTAGGCTTTACGCAGTTGATTGAAAAGCAGTCAATACGAACTATCCTTTTTCATATCGAAGAAGGTACAACGCTTGAAAGTATTACCGAGATACCGCAAGACGTTACGTTAAAAGGAATGAACGACTATCAAGTACTTGGTAGTGCGATTACTTACATTCGACGCTACGCACTATCTGCAATGCTCGGAATAGTAACCGACAAAGACAACGATGCAGCTGGAGAGCAGAAGCCAAAGCCTAAAGCAAAGGCAAACTTTAAAGAAGGCGGTTTTGAAAATGCACTCGAAGCAGTGCGAAGCGGTAAGACAACAGCAGACAAAATAGTATCAGTGTACAACGTAACTGCCGAACAATTACAACAATTAAAAGAGGCTAAGTAATGGAATTAACAGTAAGAGCAAGCGAGTGTAGTCGAATGATGACTAGATCGCGAAGCAAGTCGCAACCACTAGGCGAAACAACGCTAACATGGTTAAAAGAGAAAGCAGTCGAATCTATACTAGGATACCGCAAAGACATATCCAATAAGTACATGGAGAAGGGCACGTTAGTAGAACAGAAATCTATTGACCTACTGAACGCGGTATTGTTTACAGATTATAAAAAGCATGAGGGGAGAGTTAACACGGAAGGATTTACAGGCGAGTGCGACATACTTGAAAAAGACCATGTTCGAGATATAAAAAGCAGTTGGAGTATTGATACGTTCCCCTTCTTTTTAGACGATGCTGAGAAAGCCGTTAAGAAATCTGGGTACGATTGGCAAGTTAGAATGTACATGATGCTTTACGGAGTTGATAAAGCGTATGTTGATTACTGCCTAGTAACTACCCCCGAAGATTTAATAGGGTGGGAAAATGCAGAAATGCACAACGTCGATAATATCGAGATTACAAAGCGCGTTACTACCGTTGAGATATTACGCGATGAGGAAAAGGAAAAGCAAATAATAGAGAAGTATATACTTTGCAATGAGCAGTTTAAAGCGTATATTGAGGAACTTAAAAACAAATAACATGGCAACTTTAATGGGTCTATCAATAGACGTAACGAAAATTGACAAGAGCAAACTTGTAAACGGCAAGTACTTAAACCTTACAATAAGCGTTCAGGATGAAACAAACCAATGGGGGCAAAACGTAAGCGCGTACCATGAGCAAAGCAAAGAGGAACGAGAAGCAAAAGAGAACCGTAACTACCTAGGGAACGGGAAGGTATTTTGGACTGACGGCAACGTAACAAAAGCAGAGCCAAAGCAAGCAGAAGCGACAGAAGAAGTAGAAGACAATTTGCCTTTTTAGATTAACAAATCTGTTGGGTGACGAATAACAGCAAAAGCACATTTTTTAAAATGAAACTAAGCAAAAAACAAAAGCAAGAACTAGCACTCAGACTGTTTGCTGTCGCTGTCGCAGCCGCTTCGATTATTTGGATCGTTGCAGTTCTTTAAATTTTTGTATATTTAACGCGTGACAAAAGAGGAAATTGATACATTTTTCACCGAGAACATAACGCAGATTCAAAGCGTAATAGAATCAAACGCGTTTAAAAGTATCACAGCTAACGACACAAATATGCTCTCTGATATTTATACCATATGCATACGGAAAGCAAAGAAACTGCATCAAAGTAATATCCTCGGGTTTATCGCGTTAGCTGCATCAAATCAATATAGATGGGTGAACAGCAACTACAACATAGTCAACAAGTGTATTGCGAATGATTTAACCATCCCCGACACGAAAGACGACCAACAAGAAAGCAACCATGACGTACTTCTACAACGTCTAGAATATGCACTCAATAAATACTACGCAAACGCAGAACCTCACGAGAAGCGTTTTTTTGACGCGTACGTGAATAAAAACGTACGATCTATTCGAGACATTGTAAAACATTTCAACGTAACGCACAGAGGAGCGCAGACACTAATTAAGGATTTTAAACAAAAAGTAAAACAATATGAAAGGGAAATTTAAACTAAAGGCACGAAAGCAACAACAAGAAGTTACTGCACCGGACTACAAAAGCATGAGCAAAAAGAAACTTTTGGAGATGCACCCAGAACTTGACCCCGAAATGACAAAGAAAGAAATCATTAACTACTTGGAAAATGTATAAACTAAAAGTAAAAAAGGGCGAAGTCTTACGAATTAAAGACGACAAACGAACAGGAATAACCGTGACACTTAGACACGGAAAAGAATACCCACAAGAACTATTAAAGCGTATTTATGACGCTGGATTTACAAATTTTGTAACAAAATCAAAACCAAAAAAACAAGAAGATGAAGAACCAAAAGAAGAATCTGGCGATTAATATTCTAATGGCGTTAACATGGAGCGTTGCACTTATAGCGTTTCTATTCATTGTTAACGGATGCCAGAAAGAAAACCCGCAGCCAACAGCACAGACACAACCGAGTACGGGCGTAGTCGTATGCAACTGCGGGGAGATTACCAATATCAACCAGTACTACCCTAATGCATATTTTACGTACACCGTAGCGAACGAATGTACTGGAAACGATACCATAGTTAATAATTCTACATACTACGACTACGGTCTAAATATGTGTTTCGAACAACAGTGGTAAGATGATTTGGATAGCAATAGCGGTAATATTTACAGCGTTTGCACTTGGTAACGCATGGCAGAACGTCACAAGAATAAAAGAAAACGCACACACCGAAAGACTGAAAACCGAAATTAAAGCGGATCAAGTCAGAGAGTATAACGAATTTCTTTCCAGCGTTAACGAACACATGCTGTCCGACCAACTAAGTAGAGAGTTTAAAATTATTACGATAGATGGCGAAGCATAAATACATAAAAGAGCCCGAACTTATTTGGGAGTATTTCCAAGCGTATCGAAAGAACGTAAAGGATAACCCACGAATGAAAGTAGAGTACGTTGGAAAGGACGGTGAAAGAGTTAACACACCTATTGAAAGACCTTTGATAATTGAGGGTT